CCATATTGCTAATTGTATTAGCTTTAATCGCCTCATATGGAGTTTCAAAAACAAGACTTGTTCTCACGGGTTCACTAATAGAAACAAATCCTGTAGTTGAATCTTTTGAGTCTGTATCAACGTTGCCCGCAAATTGAATGTATGTTCCATCACTTATAGCTAATGATTCTGCATTTTTAATGTCAGATTGAATTGTAAACGTATTTGAGTCCGGTTTAAAAGTCAATGCTGTGGACAAAGTAATGTGTGTAGCATTTGAGGTTGTAATCAGAATTGGCGATAATGAAGAACCGGCACCATTTGTAATCTGGAAATACATATTTGCATATGCATTTGATGGCAAAGCATTGTTGAATGCTGTAGGAATTACAATAGAAGTTGAAGAAGAATCGGGTCCAGATAGTGTTCCTGTAATTGGAACAGTATTAGCACCAAATGTATTTACAGTAAATGTGTGAGTATTACCAATGTCCGAATTGTATGCATCATTATAGCGAATCATGTTTGCATAAATTGTACCAATTTTGGTAGAATTATATGTCGCAGTTGTTGATAAACTTATGTTTGTAAATGGAACCGAATGGATATCCAAAGATGGGAATGAAGTAATATCAAGTGTGCCGCGAACATTCGCTAGAACCAAACTACTTTCATAATTTGTTGGTAAATCAAAACTTGAAACATTTGAAACATCTCTTGCTCTATCAACCGAAATAATTGTTGGAGCAATCGTTTCAAACTCATAACCACTCACATACGCTTTACCTGGATCTAAAATTACACTAAATTTACCATTAGCTGTATCCCCTTCTTCAAGAGAAATAACAAATGGATCTACAGTATAGTTTCCAGATTCATCATGGGTGCGGCGAGCTAAAGTTTTTTCAATTTCACTATAGATTGGATAGTCAATTTCTTTTGTTTTTACGCCATTAACAAGACGAACAATTTCAAAGAATGTTGAAATATCAGCAGAATCTAATGTTCTCTTTGCTAGAGAAGTTTGAATTGCAAAACGTTCAGCTCCTGGTGCTTGATAGTTAAATGCGCCCTGTGCTGGATCCAACAATGATGTATCATCAACTTCATCAACAATGGTTTCGGTAAATTCAATACCGATTTTGTATGATGGGTTTAAATTAATTGTTGATGTGTTATATCCTACACGATAAAAAATTTCAAGAATAAGATATTGTGGAACTACTTTTACAAATTGTCCTTTAAAGTAATATATACCTTCTTGTAATTTAGCTATGTAAGAACCGCCAACAGCCAATGTGGATCTTAATTGAGCATAAATTTCTTGACCATAAACACGAATTTCATCCGATTCGGCAAATCTTTCGCCACTTAAATATTTTAAAATAAGAATAGGATTTGTCGTTGATGTGTCAATTGCAATAACTTTTGCTCTAATTATTTTTGATGAATTATATGAAACGACAGTCTTGTTTAGAAATTGTGTAGCATCAACGTCCAAGTTATTATACTGAGCAGCCAGAACAACATAATTTGCTTTAGTGTCTAATGAAACTTTACCACCAACAATCGGACTACCACTCTTAAAAATGTGATTACCAAATTTTTCAATTTGGTTAGCTAATATAGTTTGTAGCTGTGTTAATTCACGGGCTTGAACCGAATATCCAGGACGAAACAAAACACGCATGAAGTTTTTATCTTCATCAAAATCATCATAATATGGATCGTAGTTAAAGGTAGCAGTCATTTATTCCTCGTTTAGAAACTCAAAATGAAACGAATTCGTTCGGTTTGGGCTGGGTCTCTTGTAATTGGCAGTTTATCTGATATGTATAATATCTTTCCAGAGTACAAATCAAGAGTAGGATTTGTAACTGTGTTCACGATACGAATAGCGCCTGTTTGTAGACCTCTAATCGCTTGATTTGTTTGTAATGTTCCACGAACATTGTTTAAATACAATAAATTGGATGTTTCACTAAACGAAATTACATCAGCGGTAAATGTTGCACTTGCGTATGTTGTTCCTTGATAAACAACTTCATCGTTGTTAAAGTCACCAACACCTGGCGAAACTTTAACAAGAGTGTATAAAGAATATTTTTGTCCGGTAGCTAATGTTGTTGTATTATATAGATATGGATTTCGTAAAATGACAACTTCACGGAAATCATTATCCACGGGTAATACTCCACCCTCATCTTGGTCAAATTCCACATTAAACATTATTGTGGAACCACCCAACTCATACGTCGGTTCATATCCATGTCCATTATGTGGAGCAATTGAGACTTCAGCAGCCGCCAATGTTCCTATTCCACCAGTAACATCAGTAAAAGTTAGATTGGCATAAGTGTAATAATTTCCACGATTTTGAATAACTATATTTTGTACTTTACCACCAGAAACGTTGGCTTTCAATACTGCACCTGTTCCATCGCCATCAATTGTAATGATATTTTGTACAGTACCAACTGTGTAGTTATTACCAGAATTTGTTACAGTCACAATATCAATTGAGCCTGGTTCGGCTGCGGCTCTTACAAACTTGTTTACTGATACAGGCATCCAATCATCAGTTAAGAATTTTTGTTTCTGTACAGATGTTAATGTGTACATATACTTCCACTTATAAAAATCGGAAGTCTCAACATAAGGTTCTTCTAGTGAAGTTGTTGATAGCGTCAATTCTGGTGATACTGTAGAAGCTGTGCCTGGAGAAACATTTGAAAGACACTTAAAAACTTGATCCTTAGAATTTATTATATAATAATTTGTGTTGGCTTCATACGTATTATATACTGTGTTGGACGTCCAATCATTTCTAGGAATAACAAGAGATGCATTTTCCAAAGATATTTGTTTCGCAAGAACCCCACGTTTGTAGTAATCATTTATAGCCGAATCCGTTTCCGCTGGAGATCCTTCCACTTCGGTTCCTGAATTCCATGGTAAATGTCTGCCAAAAAAAGCATACATATAAGATTTTTTTTCGGCGGGCAAATATGCATTTGCTCCCAAGTCCAACTGATTATAGACTTGCTCTGCCATTAAAATTTTGAAATTTTTAGTTAAGAGTGCTGACATGTTTCTATTTATCTAACTTTTTGAATGGTTGCGCTCAAATTGCTGCCGTTTGATGTAAATATGCTACTTGCAAAAATAGTATTTGCATTTCTAGAATTCGCTCTAATTGTAGCAGTATAAACCAGATTAACAGTCGCTGAAGTTGATGTTACATTAATTGTGGTGTCTAGTATAGCAAAAGAGGAATTGGTGACTTCTTTAATTGTCACTGTATTACCGGTAGACAAATATATCGTATCGCCGTCTTGCAGGTCATTTATGAAATTGACGCTGTTAGCCGCACCAAACAAGATGTTTGATCCAGAAACAACATTAACTGTATTTTGCAATCTTCTGTGGACATTTGACAGAAGGATTAAATCGCCCACATTAACCGTTGCTTGTAGATTTGCACTGGTATTTGTAGTAATAATTTTATTGGAACCATTAGCAATATTGTAAGTATCAGCAAGAGAGGTAATTGTTATGAATGCTGAGGTATTAACTTGCGTCAACATTTCTTCATTATCATCAATTTTTGTAATGAAAGTTTTTGTTCCAACTGGATGAACAATATCGTTTAGTGGTTTCTTAAACTTAGAATAGTCGGTTTGTGATTTAATGATGTATGAGAAGTTATGATATTTTTCGCCATCTTGCAACTTCTTATCCGCACTAATTTGTCCATCAGTATTCAAGTAAATACCAGGATAACGAATCAAACCATTTTCAAAGTTTGCTGTAGCTTTAGCGTTACCGTCGCCATAAAATAACGATGATGTTACATTTGCGGTAACTGTTCCATCATCCGACTTGATAGCTTTAGTTGCGTCAAAAACGCCACGATAATTAAATATTCTAAGCGTTGTAGTTTCGGGATTATAAGAATCTACTGTTGCACTAAATGAAGAACTAATGTTTGATGTGCCTTGATAAATTGTGGTATTTGAAACAAACAATTGTCCTTCGGTAACACTATTCAATATAATGTCTGCATTTCTCAAAGAGACTATTGGAGCTTCAACATAATCATAACCATAACTGCTAACTCTCAATGATGTTATTGCGCCAATTCTTGATGTGGTCAGTCCATATTGCTCACCATCGCCAGTTATCTCTGAGACAGACAGATTAGCACTTGTGCCGGATGATGATTGTATGGTAATTGTTGGCAATGAATCTCTTTTATATCCTTCACCACCGATAACAAAAGCGTTTGATGAATGATTATTCATTGTTACCGAAGTAATTATGCCGCCAGGTGCAACGTTCACAAATGCATTTGCTCCATATCCAGAACCACCAGTAAAAATTAGAATGTCGCCATTTGCGTAATTTGTGCCACCACTGTTTATGGTTATTCTGCCAAGTGATCCGATTTTATATAAATCATTTCTTAGAACTTTATAAACGGATACTCCAGATAAATCATTAGGAAATGGTTCAGCAAAATATAAATTATTCGTATCAACTGAAGAAACTTCACGAATTGCTTCAAATTTATTATTGATAAACAATCTAACATAGTCGCCAGTTTCAAAAGAAACTGTTAAGTTTTGTGTAGTATCATTTATAAGGGATGTTCCTGCTACGATGTTTCTTGCAGTACATACTAAAATGTCATCATAGTCTTCATTGTAAAAACTATAAGTTTCAACGGTTGGCTTTTGGCGATAACCACCACCCGAACCGTCAATTACAACGAAAGAAATTGGAAAAACTGTGAACGCATCAAATGTTGTTGCATTCGCTATTGTGACATTTTCCACGTTTGCAACATTTGGATGCAAACCATGTAATGTTTGAATGGACATATTTGAGACATTTAATTTTCTTGAAACTGAAGTGTCTAAAAGGTTAATAGAGGCTTTTGCTTCTGTACCAAAAGTTGTATTGGCAAAACCACCCTTGAAGTCAATGATTGATGAATTTAAATTTATTGCAGGATCTCTAAATCCAAATCCACTTTTTTCCACAATGATATCAGTAATACCACCCTTTGTTGTTACTCCAACATAAGCAACAGCGCCAACTGGAGTATTTGCAACAGGATTTAAACCACCAACAATACTAACAGGATCTCCATCATATCCAGTTTCTGGATCATATGCGTTATAAAAAAGACCTCTATTGTTTGGATTTATTTTTATTTCTGATAGAGCGCCAATCAAACGACCGCCAACAGTAACGTTTAGACCAGTATCTTCATCAACATATGTTGCAGTTATTCTTTCTCCGGTGGTAAACAATCTATTGACATTTGAAACATAAATTTCCGTATATGTAATACCAAGTTGACGGTCAACAGATTGAATTACTTTTTCAACAAGCGCAGTAGCTTTTGATGATTGACCAGTGATTAGAGTTTTTGCAATATTGAAAATATTGTTATCATTGGTGTCAATTCTAAGGGCTAATGGCAATACCCATTTACCGTCAGATGCTTTTAGTATGTCTTCTTTTGGATAGTAGATATCAATGTTTTCATTATACAATGCTCTGAAAAGGAACTTAACAGATTCTTGTGTTCCGCTAGATTTATAAAATTGAGTTACCAACTTTAAGAAAAGTCTTTTGTCGGTTACAATCTCTTGAGGAAAATAAGGAGCTAAATCCTTTTTTAATTGTTCAATGTAATAGTCATCGGAACTATCAATGTCATTTGCATTACGTAATGCATCAATTTCAAAGGAAACGCTATTTGTAGTTTCCAGCCATTCATAGTATTTCTCTAAGAATGTGACAAATTTTGGATAGTCACTTCTTACGAAATCTGGTAACTGTGAAGATACCAGGTTTGATGTGCGAACGTTTTCCATTAAATTGTATTAGTTTTAACAACAACGCTAGTAGGATCATCTGCATCCAAAACAAGCATTTTATTTAATTTAGATTGAATGATACTAATCTTTGGCTTAATGTGAACCATGATATCGCCGAAGTCATTGTTAACTGCTGTTGGATTAAAATTACTGATTGTTATTTTACCCAATGTATAATCAATAACACCAGTTACACCATTGTTTTTATTTTTGTTCAAAATAACTTTGGTACTTTGACTACTGATTTCATCCGGCTTGAAGTATGAAATTCTGATTTGTCCATAACGACCTTCAAGCACAGCCAATCCAGCACCCAAAGATCCACCACCGCCAGTGATTTGAACGGCTGCTGTGGTGTATCCAATACCTGGATTTGTAACTGTAATTTTGTTTATTTTTCCATTCACTATTTCAGCGACTGCTATTGCACCTTCTCCGTCTCCAACAATTGTGACCTTTGGAGTTGATGTGTAGTTAAACCCCGGATTACTTACAGTCACAGATTCTAATCCAGAAAAAGATGATGGAACTTCTTCAAAGAAACATTGGCGAGAAACACCAATCTCATCTGTCATTGTGAAATCTGGTGTTGAGTAGAAGTTATCGTTTGTTGTTCCTCTAGCCAATTCAAAACCAAAATCGAGAATATATGTATCAGCATTAATTAAATCGGGTCTGAATTTTTTAGCAACAAACAAACTTACTTCATTGGAAATAATTGACCTATCAAAATTATCAATTGCGGTTTCAAGACCGGAAAATCTAAAATATGTATTGAATTGATTCAAATTCGTAGAAGTATAATTTTTAATTAAAGTTACTATTGCGCTTTTTAATTCAGAATCGTTTAATGACAATTTTGATTTATCATAGAAAACGTTGGATTCCACTTTTAGATAATTGTAGTCAATATCAACAATCTCTGGTGTAATTGTTAACATACTGATTGGCTTCAATATGGTATTTTTTACAAAGTCTTTTTCAGTATCAGATACCTCAAAACCTAATTTTGGCTTGGCTGACACAAAAACTTTACCAAAAACTGGTGGATCATTTTCTTCTCCACCCCATACATTCACCGCTTCAAAAGCAGGATAGTTTTGTTGAATTAACTTGATGTAATCATTCTTAGTCACAGCACGATTCTGTGATAGTAGAGCAAGAGGTGCGGCAAATTTAATTGAATCCACGGATTCTCTGGTGACACCACCAGCAGCCGCAGAAATTGAATTTACAGAAATTAAACTAAATCCACCAACTGTTGTGGAAGAAACAAAACTGTTTGCTTTATTTGATGCATCTGCACTAGTAATCAAATATTCTAGAGTGATTACACCACCATCCGGTATCTTTTTACCTAGAGTGTCATCACCAAAGTAAACTTCGTATTGTCCGTTTTTACCTTCTTGTAGGTAATAAACTTCGGATGTTGAATTTACAGTAAGTGCATTCGTAGATAAATCATAAACAATTGTTTCGGTATTTGAGGATGATTGCTTTACGGAAACTTTTAAAGTTGTCGTATCAATGTTTGCATCTGGTATTGTAAATAGTTGTTTTGGGTTGGAAAAATAACTGTTGGTATAAGAGTATGAAACTAGTTGACCTTGGTAGATTGGAACATTTGTGAAAACAAAATTGTTTGCTGTTTTGGAAACTGTTGTAGATTCTACGGTAACAAACTTGTATGATACACCATCTAATTGTGAAGATGAGAATGCGTATCCTCTAGGAAGAGTTAGTGATCCTGGAGTAGAATTAGGCGTTTGAATAGTTACATTAACAATTGCTCTTGGCGCTCTAGCTGAACGTGGTGTATATCCAACTCGTTTTGCATGTGAAACAACTGAGTTTCTAAGAGAAGCACTATCTAAGAATGCTTCATTGGCAATCATATTTAAGTAATATGCATTGTAGTGAGTATTGTATGCTAGAATGTCCAATAGAACACTTAAGCCAGAACCTTCAAAATCATAGTCTTGAAATTCAGT